ATCATGCGCAGGCGATTCAACTTGAGGTGGATTTTTCAACATCTGTTGAAGATCATTAAAGCGATTATACGGAGCCGAACGCCGCGCTGGTTGCTCTGGCTCAGGAGCCGTCGTTATCTCGCCCTCAACACGCGGTTGTTCCCTCTTTGAGGGATTGCGCGACAGATTTTTGGCAAGCCGACTTTTATCTGCTATCCGCAACGCATCTTTTATAGCTGTGCCGCCATTTGCACGGTGCGCTGCTTTAAGGCCGCGTGTAACACGCTCGTTCGTAATGCGACCGCCTCTTTTCGCGCCCCATGTGTCGATCCAGCCCGCATACCACGGCTGATCCGTTCCCGCGCCACCATTATATTCCGGCGACCAAGAATAATTAGAGGCATAGTTGTATCCGCCGCCGTCGCTATAATAACCAGGCTGGGCGGGAACCGCAGTAGTTCCATTAACAACCATAGGGCCCATATAAACGCCAGTGTCACCAGACCCGCTGTTACCAGCCGACCCAGGCGCAGTGCCACCGCCAGTGTTTCCTGTGCCGCCTGGGCCTCCAGATGTGCCGCCAATACCACCAACGCCTGTGCCACCACTAACGCCACCAGAAGTTCCACCAACGCCTGTGCCACCTGGCGCGACACCGATGCCCTGATCCCGCAGAAATTCTTCTCGGCTCGCCTCATCATTTGCGGGCGGTGCACCTGGTTGGCTTGGTGGAAGGTCGCCTGTAGGTTGATCCGCAAACTCTGTCCCGCCATTTGGATTTATGGTGACGCCAAAGCCAGCTAACCTTGCTTGTTTCAAGGCGTTCCTTGATTGAGCAACGGTATGTAGCGGATGATTTCCGCCCTTGGGAATAAAACTTTTGCCTGTTTTATAATACGGAACAGACATAAACTCTTGGGAAAATTCCTTCATTGCTTTATCTTGATTATCGGAAAGCCCAAGAAGATATTTTCCTAAATTGGGGCGCTTTGAAAGAACTAACGCTGTCCCAAGCCTGTTTTGTAAAGCCTCATCAAACTTTAAACTTGTATCAATCCCCAGTTTTTGAACCATTTCTTTTAAAGTTTTTGGGATCATTTGAAATTTACCTACGGCAAATAATTTCCGTCCTGTAGCAGGTGTCCCCTCCTGCATTTTCATTATTTCGCCAAGTGTGAAATCTTTAAGCGCTTTACCAAGCCATTGACTGGCGTCGTGCGTCATGCGCGCGCCCTTGCCAGTTCCTGAATTGGCAGAGTTGTAGCCACCCTCCCCTTGACCAATAAAATCAAAAAGTTTTTGTGCTCCACCGCTAAGAGTGGAGCCAATACCTTGAATTATATCTTTTATATATTCTTGATACCGCGCAGGTGTTATTGGTACGGCTTTTCCAGAAGCTACTGCTGGTCCTGCTACTTGATAAGGCGCTTCAAAGTCGCCCGTGCCTGCGCCCGGCAATTTTCCTATCGCTTTATCTATATCAAGCTGCGATAATTTTCCTTCCTGCATTAAATTTGAAAATTCACTTTTTTGAGCTTCCGTTGGTGTAAGGCCATAGCCCGCAAAAGTATCGTTCAGGAACTGATTGTTAAGATAACTCTTGCTTTGCGGCGTCGCCAAAATATCTTGCGCAATGGTTCCATAATCTTCACCACTACCAAAGCGCGCCTGGATTTGTTTTACTTGCTCTGGTGTTGCGCCTTCTCCCGTATACTCACGGTAAAGTTGATCTGCGGCATAGGCGGTTGATTCCGGCGTTTCGTAAACACTATCCAGAAAATCATCAAAGCTCTGGCCCGACGAAAGCGCTTGTTGCGCCTGAACAATTTGATCATCGGTCGGAACGTTTCCAGTTGCTTGCTGGTAGGCTTGACTGATTGTCGAAACTTGCTTTCCTTCTGTGCTGTTTAAAAAGTTTTCGGTCATTGTGGGCAGCGCAAGACCCTGCTTTGCTTGTTCCTGCCAATATTGCAGACCACCTTGATCCGGCGTGCGACCTAGTGCTTCATCGTAAAGCGCCGTTATTGCTCTTGATGGATCTGTTTTATAAAGATTCTGGAATTCTTGAGAACCCGCAAAGTTTTGTAAGACTTGACCCTGGTTTTGTGCCCCCGAATTTATTTGATCCTGCCAATATTGCGCGCCTCCGGTGTCCGCTTCGCGACCCATAATATTTCGATACAGCGAATTAATGTATGACTGCGTGCCGCCCATCGGCGATTGTTGTGTTTGTGGATTTGGGGCCACTGTTGTTGGCTGAGTCTGAGCCGGATTAGTCCCGACAACAGGCGAGCCGCCGCCCGCGTATCTGCGTCTTACATTTTGCGCTAACCGAAGCGCGTCACTAATCTCACCCCCATGGGCTGCATACTGCGGTCCTTCCCGACGCGACAGCATAAGAAGTTTGTTTAGTTTTGGGTCGGTGTTAATGATCTTGCGCATGAATTTCGCGGCCTCTGGATATTCGGACTTAAATTTGGCTGGATTGGTAAGGTATGCCTTTACCCCTTCCGCCCACTGTTCCCTTGGATCTTCCGTGTAATTCCCGCGCGCATCTGGTGCGCCATAATCAAACAATCGGCGTTTGAGCGCCATTTGCTCAAATTCGTCTGTTGCTTGTTGCGGTGCGCCGCCAAGCGGATTTGCGGCTCGCCCTTGGTAGTCGTGAATAACATGCCCAATTTCATGGGGCAGTGCGTAACCAGGATCATTTCCCTTATACGCTTTGTTCATTCCAAGTGTACTTCCGCTTAATCCAAAAGGAAGTTTTTTCTGAGGGTTCGCCCATGTGCGGCCTGCCGCATAATCGCCTTTAGTTTTGTACTCAAACATTCGACTTAAATGTTCGGCAAGTCCGGCCTGCTGTCCTAGATTTAACGGGACGTTCTCACCTGTCGGTGTTGTTCCAGCAACAAATAAAGGATTACCCTTTCTTCCTTCCGGATCAACAACTGTCGATGGGCCATATTTTCTGGACGCCGCAACGCGCTCCTCAACATTTACCGGATCGTATTCTCCAATATGCCCAAGCTGATCGGCATGAGGACCGGGTTCTTTTACATTTCGAGCATACGCATCCCGAGTCTGCAAATTATTGCGCTGCATAATCTCGGCATAATCTCTTTCGGAAATGCCTGATTGGTATTTACCAACATCAAGTTTTCGCGCATCCGAAGATTTAGTCCTTGGACGATTGTCGTAATCGACTGCAAGTCGGAGAGCGTCTTTGACCTCATCACCCATAATCGTTCCCCGAATTAATTACGACCAATCCCCGGTGGGATCTTCCGGCGGCACATCCATCATTTGGTTGCTATACGCAGCTGGTCCGGTTCCAAATCCAGAGCCGCCTGCGTTGTTGTTAACAGCGCCCATCGAAGAATATGGAAACGGCCAGTCATAAGATGGCGCAACTGTTCCCGGCATCGACGTAGAATTTCCGCTACCAAGCAAACCTGATGGTCCAGGCGGTGGCGCTGGATAGGGAATGTTTGTGCCCGATCCCGACGCTGGATATAACGGCGACCACTTATAGGGTTGCGCGCCGCCAAACCCAGGATTTTCTGGGCCCCCACTATAACGATTGGGCTTTTGGCCTTGCTGTGGCGGAGCCGAGGGCGCACGGTTCGCTTGCGGCGTGTAGAAATTTGCAGGGCTTTGCTGCGACTCGTAAGCGCCGCCCCCAAACGCATAACGACGACGCCGACGTGCGAACGCCGGGTGATTGGCGAACGCAAGTCGTAATGCGGCTATAATGTCTGGGTGCATTGTTTTTCCAAACTAATAGTTATACCCGCCGCCGGAAGGACCCGCTTTGGTTCCTGTCCCGCCAGCTTTGGTTCCATTGCCCATGCCGCCAATACCATTAACTACCCCGCCCATGCCGCCTTGATTGCCCTGCGGCATGTTTGGCATCGGAGCATTAGGGTTTTGTGGGTAGCCAGGATTTTGAAGCGGGAAGGACGGCTGACCGCTGCCGCCCGCTTTTGTGCCGTTACCCAGGCCGTTTAAGTAATCGGCACTGAATTCCCCACCAAGTATTGGAGCCATGCGCTGATTGTAGGCTTGGCCCTCTTGCGACAAGTCAAAGTTATTGCGAATCTGGTCCATGGACATGCCGTTGTTCAGTTGCTGCAACCAGTAATTGCGTCCGCCCTCATCCGCATCGCGACCAAGTTCGTATTGATACATACTATTAAGTTGTTCTAATGGCGTTTGCTGTGGCATTGGGCCCTGACCATTAATTCCCAGACCGACACCGCCGTAATCATCGCCGGGGTTATATGTGGGGGGACCATTATACCGTGGAATTGTGCCATCAGCATTAGCGCCAATACCGGCTTTCGTGCCATTGCCGCCGCCTGTGAATGGCATTCCGCTTGGGGATGGCATGCCGCCTGGCGGGAGTGGGTTGCTTGGGCCTCCGCCGCCTAAAAGCCCTTGAAGCTCTGTAATCCCTGGCCTGTGTGGATTACGCGGGTCATTTGCAAAACGCGGCGGTTGCTGGTTATAGGCCTGACCCTCTTGGCTCTGATCAAACATCTGTTGGATCTGATCCATAGACATGCCGTTGTTCAGCTGTCCCATCCAATAGTTCAGGCCTTCCTGATCCGGAGAACGGCCTAACTCTTGCTGATAGAGCGATCTTAAATTGTTTCCCCGCCCCCCTGGCGTATAGTCCGGGCCCACCTCCGCAATCTGGACAGAGCCCCTGGGAGGAATGGGCCGAATGGGCCTACCATACATTTCTTCGTGGGTAGGCTTATGAAATCTGGTGTTCGGGTTATTGAGATCATCCGGCATCATCAGCCCTGTGGGGAGATGAGAAGGCATTGGGCCGGCAGATCCACCATCAAATCCGCCATCTGCAAAATGCCGACGACGTTGTGCCAAATTCAAAGCGTCCATAATATCCTGGTGCATAAGCCTACCTCCATCAGCGCGGCAATTCCATGAACGCAGCGATTTGTTAATACGTGAATCCGGATCGTTAGCTGTCTTTGAACTTGTCAGCTTCGCCTTCATGCCGCTCATTCTAGCACAGAATGAATCGCGACGTGCCGCATCTTTATCAGTCTTTGGATGTGGCGCAGGCGGCTTAAGGTTCATTCCTTCGGCTTTCGCCGAGGCGCGACCCTTTGCATTTAATCCGCCCTCTGGATCCTTACCCTCGGCCCGTGTCCACGCGCCGCCGCCACTTGCAAATACTTGTTCCTCCGTTGGCGTCTTAGCGTGATGCTCATAGACAACCTCGGCCTTTTTACCAGGAACTTTTTCCTTCACAACTGTCGATGTCGAGCCTTGCTGCATCGACGCGCCGTGAACGCCCTCGTCGCCAATATGCTTCGCCATGTCCGACATTGTGCGCGAGGCAAGACGCAACGCATCATCAATCTCTGGATGACCGCCGGACGCCAATTTAAATTTCTTTGGCTTAACAGATATATTCTTACGAAGGCGCATTTTGCCAATATCTGAACGTGGCGCGCGTAGCCCAACCTTCTTTGGCGGTGCAATCTTCGTTATGCCGAGCTTCATGCCTTTCGGCTTATAGGGCGCTGACTTTGCAACATCGAACTGTGACGCAAGCGCTTTTGCATGCGTATACGGAACTTCATTCGCAAGATCTGGCGGCGCTTGCATTTCTGGAACGCCGCCGTCCGCATAGCCCGACTTCGCAAGCGTATGATGAAACCGCTTTGGATGTGTTTCACTCAACGCAACATCGAGCGCGTGTTTTACTTTGTCGTTCATTTTGGTTGGTCTTTCAACGGAGCCGCCGTCTGCAAAATTATGAAGTCTGTTAAAGGGTATGAATCCAAGTCTGCCCGTCGAATTACTGTCCAAAGGCATCGTGTCTTTTGGGTAATTCATTTGCCTTTTTAAATCATTCCAATCATGTCGGTATTCGGTGTTGCGAGCTTGAGCCTCGTCTTGCGACAATATATAAGCCTCATCCTTACCAATATATTTATTTGGCGCAGCGGAAGGGATACCTTTCGCTTCAAGCTCTTTAGTAAGACTAAAGGCTTCCGCAAATGCTGGAAACGCCGCAGATATTTCATGGTGCAATTTATCTATCAGTGCTGATTTATTAGCCTCAATATCAACTACACCATCTACCGTGCGCAATATCTCTGATTGTCTTTTTCTAAATTGATCATTCCATACTTGTTTTGCTCTTACAAAATCCGGAGATGTTGTAATTACTTTAAGTTTTTGCATTGTGGGATCTGAAACCAACGCCTCTTGGTAAAGTTGGTAGGCCGGATTTGGTATGTTGGGATAATCTGGGTGATCTTCAAAATTAGTAATTGGACCAAGCGTATCTTCGAAATGTTGGCCGCCATGTTGAAGCTCATGGGCAACTGCTAATTTTGCTTCCTGTGGGTTTTTTGCTACGGATTTGGCTAGATTAATATACGGATCAATAGCATTATCTCGTCTAAACTTATAAGCAGCCTGTGCATTCCCCGACCTGGAGACTTTGTTTTTTGAAACAACATTAAGTTGCATATTCTCAAAATGAGGATATGCACTAAACACATACGGATTGCTGTAGAATTCTTTTAGTGGGCCACTAACGCCCTTATTCAAAATATCTTTTGCAAGGCGTTCATCTATCATCGCCTTTTTTGTTTTGGGCGATATATCTAAATCTGAAAAATCTTGATCAAATTTACGTGATAAATCTTCTCGTTCTCGTTCAATAAATTTTTGAGTTCCACCCGTTAGGTCAAATTTGGCCGGAGCATCTGATCCTTCAGTAAATAATCTTAAGTCGCCTGTCTTAGGATCGCGCCCATACGGCGACCATCCATAACGGGCCGCCATAGATCTTTCTGTTTGGGAATCCATAAAATTCGCTTCGCGAAACGCTTTCTGCGCCTCGCGATATGTATCTAAGTTGACGCCTTTTGCTTTTGGCCCTGCAAAGGAACGCACAACCGCAGGGTTCATTGCCTCTCTTACTTCCGGCGCAGTCATCTTAAGTGCTTTGTAAAGAAGGCCCGCACCTAATGCGCCTTTAGCCAAAGGACCAACTAATGGAATAACCCCTAGTCCCTGCATCGCCGCATCGGCATAATCACCCTGCTGAATATTTTCTTTAATACTTGGGCCGCCAAGATAACCCGCAGCATCAGCAATCGCGCCAGGCGTCGTGAGGTTCGCAATTGCGCGTCCAGATTCTTTTGCCGTTTCCCAACCACCTTCGGGATCATATTGCGGCGCTGAATCTTTTAACTGTTCGGCAAGAAATTTTTCCCGTGATTTTTCATCAACAGAACCGCCGCCGGCATACTGTCCCGACATCATATAGTCGTAGAGCTTATCCAGATGTTTCTTTTGATCATCTGTATATTGCATATACTCAATGTCACTTGCCGGACCTTGTGAATGCGGCAGGTCGCGCTTGTTTGCAAGATAAGAACGCGCTGCGGCATCCAGCGCATTTTCATACGCTTTTTGCTGCGGCAATTTATCTTCGATAGAGTATTTGTAATCTTCCCGCCGACGCAGTTCTGCCAGTTGTTCCGGCGACATCGTAGGAAGTAATGCGTTCCGTGTTTCAATTGCCTTTGGATCTGCGTGCAAAAGCTCTAACGCCAGATCTGCACCTGACATCTCAGGGCGATAGACCTCAATACCCGTGCGCTCCATTGGAAATTCTTTAGGGCGCGTTGATCTTGGATTTTTAGGATCGCCTGTTTCTTTTGGCGGGTATGTCTCTGCGTAACCGCCCTGCCGACCCATGTTATATTTCACAACAGGGTTGACGTTCTTCCATATGCCAGGAAATGCGCGTGACGCATCTTCGTCCGCAAATTCAACTGGCCGGCGTGGTGGCTTTGGAACGCCGCCATCTGCTTTTGCCGCCCGCATATTATCCACCAAGTTTGGATAAGGGCGACCCGCTGCTTTTGCGGCAGCTTTTGCGCTCGACTTCTCTTTCTTTGATAAATGTTCCGGCTTGCCTAAGTTCTTTGGACGCGGCTTATCCCAAACGTCGCCGCCTTCTTGAAACTTCTGGCGTTCCTGCGCGCTCTTTGATCTTGTTGGATCAACGGGCATGTCTTCTCGTCGTGGAAGTGGAGCTTGTTGAGGCGCAGCGCTCGGCGCTTGTTGCGTTGGCGTCTTGCGCATTTTTGCAACTTGCAGCGCGCGTCTTATTGCTCCATTGATCATTGCTCTGATCCACTTTCAGGCGTGTTACCACCTTGCGCATTAATAATTGCTTGCTGGATCGCCTGTTCACGCTGCGCACGTCGTGTATTTGTGGCGCGTTGCTCTTCCGCAATTATTTCTTTGCGATGCTGCGACGATGTTTTCTGTTGCTCATGGGCACGCTGCGCCTGTTGCTGGATGCGGGCCTCAAGCACATCGTTTTGATGCTTGCGGTCCTGATCCGCAAGGTCCAGACTTTTTATCGTCTTTGCCTGTTGCATATTCGCAAATGTCTTGCGCTCATCATGCGTTAACTTCTCACGATGAACGAGCGCCGACTGCCGCAATTTCATGTTCTCAAGCTGCAACTTGTTTGCTTGATCTATCAATCCCATCTTCGCGTCTGTCTCGGCGATCTGCCGCTTCGTCTGCGCGTCCGTCATCCGCGCCTGAACATCCGCGATCTTGACGCCATGCTCTTGCTTGGCGAGCTCTGCCTTCACCTGCGCGTCCATCATCTTCGCCTGCGCCGATGTCAACGCAGCTTGCGCCTCCATCTGATCCGCCGGATTAACAGGCGGTGGTCCAGGTGGGTTTTTATTAAACAGGTTCTGCGCATCCTCGATACCAATCATCGAGAAGATCCGACTATAAACCGCCGTCTGATCAAACGCCGCTGGGTTTTGCTGCGCCAATGTATAAATTGCAATCGCTTTCTGCGTACGCAGTGTCTGGCTTGACGTATTTGGATCTGCCTTTGGCACAATGTCGCTATTGTCCAGCGCCATCACTAACTTCTGCCGGTCGTTTTGAAAGTTTGGATTCTTATTATTGCGCCACAATGATTCCGGATCGCGTCGGAAGAGATCACGCAGCAATCCAAATTCTTTCTGCTGCGCCTGGTGCATGCGCTTATGAACAGCCGACATAACTTTCTGCGCTTGTTCAATCAGCGCAATCGTCGTTCCAACCGGCGCGTCTTGCTTGCCCTCACCAACAGCTGTTTCCGCTGTTCCGCCAACCGCTTTCGATGCGCCTTCAACACTCTGGATAATTGACAGAAATCCCGTCGTCACGTCACGATATGGCAATGGCATAAATGCCTGTTGCAACGGCACGCCGTCAACGTCTAGCGGCGCAAGTTGACCCGGACCAACGCGTATGTTTGTTGTTTGCTGCTTACCTGTCGAGCGCGCCATAATGCCGCCCGGGAAGTTCGCCAGCATCCCGTTATCTAGCGCAATTCTCCACGCCGCTGTAAGCGCTCGCGTCGCATTTCCGAGAATATGAAGTAGGCCCAGATTAACGCCAGGAAAAGCTGGCACAAAAACGTACTCCACGAAGACTTCTTTTCTGACATAACTCTCGTCTCCCTCTTCCCACCACCGACGGATCTCAAGAACCTGTCTTGACTCCTTATCAATCGTTACGCGATAGGGGAGGGCGAGTCCTGTTTCGACGCCATCTTCCTTATGCTCAAAGCCCTGCAAATCTAACTCGCAGTAGCACTCATAGATCTCGCGATCATTTTCCTCGAGCCCTAATCCCATTTTAGGCATCATGCCTGCAATATCATCGAGCTTTCGATCAACGATATTCAAGTCCGGCATTATTGCGCCAGACGTTAACGCAACCTCGCGCCAGGCTCCTGCAAGCTGCATTTGCTTGACAACTGAGGGACGCATTCTCGAGCGATGCGTGATCCGCGCACAAGACTCAAGTGAAACCGCGCCGTCCGATAATACAATGTCTTTACGGTCGATTGTCTCCGAAACCGGGCGTCTCTTGAGTGGGTGGTAATATACTTTCTTATAAGCCTCACCGCCGTGTCCCAATGAGAAGAACATCCGGTCAGTGTCAGGATAATATTCAGGCGCACCGACCGTGAGGTAGTGATTGAAATCTTCTTCAAGCTGGTTGGCCTGCAAATCAAGTTCAATCGTGCCATCGCCCTCATTTGTGACCTTAACTGGTCCATCTGCCGGCAATAACTCACCGCGCGCATTTGCCTGGAACCGTAGGACCGCTTCAAGCAAGAGCGGATGGCGAACGACGGATATGCCTTCACTATTTGGCTCCGACTTTGGTTCCTCTAATTTAACGCCGAGTAACTCAATTCCTTTAACAACATCTTGCAACTTCTGTTCCTGCCGCGTGATGTCGTCCGTTATCAGTCTCATCAAGTCGCTTGATATTGCGCCCAGTGTTCCAGATCCAATGTGCATCGCCAGGTTTGCGTCGTGATCCGACGATCCTTCCTCCGGCGCAAGCCCAAGCCCACCAAAATTGATCGTCACCGCCCCGTCAGGCAAATCAATAACAACGGCGTCCGGTTTTGTCTTAACGAGATCCAAATCTCCAAGATCTATCGTTTCCGAGCCGGGCTTCTCAGCCTGTTCCTCTTCCGGCTTGCGGATAAAACGCGGATCATCCATCAATTATTTTCCTTTAATGCGGCCCAGAGCACTCGCTCGTTATCAGCTGCTCTATAAACTCGTGGAATTGCTCGAGGCTGTTGTCAATTAATTCGGATTCTTTCGCGAGCACGACCATCTCGGTCAGCAATGCGCGCGTCTTCGTATCATCTACAGCTGTGTTGGATAGTTCCTTTGCGATGGCATGGATGCGCGACCGAATAAATTGCGCCCGCTCCTCTATGTCATCCATTTTCAGCATAGCTATTCCGCGCAGCGTATAATAAATTATCGAGGCAGGCCCGTTTCACCTGACCATACAGTATATTATTGCGTAAATAAAGCAATTGCGGCCATATTTACCGCGTCAGACGTCGTAGATAACCGACTTCTTTCCGTGGCCATCAAACGAACCGCGAATATCCAGCGCGACCTCTTCCGGCCTGCGCAAGAAATTCCGTTCTCGAAGATACTTTAGCGCCTGCGTTGTCGAGTCCACAAAATCGTCATGCTTCGCCTTTGGAAACGTCTCCGCTTGCGTGATCACTTTATCCGCCCAGTCCTTATCCGGCGCGTATATTGCCCCGTTTGCAAATATCGGCTGCACCGCATAGGCCCGCGCGACCTTATCCAAATTGCCCGGGTTCGATAGATAAACGCCCCAGTTCGCTGTCCTGTTCAATCGCTTTATTTCCTGCGATACCGACAGCCCCGACGCCTTCGCCTCGATCAGCAACATATCCACATTATACCTGTTGCATGTTTCAATCACATGCTCCACCAACCCGTAAGCCGCCAGTTGCCGCTCCCGGAACGCCCGCGCATTCTCGCCCTGCTCTCGAACGACCTCCGACCCATGAATAGGCAGCCTCTTCTCCCATGCATGCATCAGCATCACGCATGGTATCGTATCCCGGTCATCCAATATCGTCATAACCTCAGAATCCCTGGACAATAGCCGCCTCGCCGACGCCCCGCCCTTTTGCCAGACGCCCCATACCGTCAGCGCCGATGGGTCATTCTCCTTCTTCTCCGTATAGGCCGGGTCCAGACTTGCTATAATATAATCCATCGGCGGATACTTATTGGCGTCCATCAACCCTTGCGCTTGCGCTTCCGCATCATCCCAAAGTTGCCAGTATGACCGCTTTATAATCCCGCCGCCTCGTGGCGTCGGCGCTTGCTGAAATTGTCCCGCCGAATTTGAGGAAGCTAATCCCCAAACCACATAATTTCCCGTTTCCGTGGTCAGCGCATAAACATCGTCTTCGCCATCAGGCTCAATTGAAACTACCTTCTCCCACTGCTTAACAAACTTATTGCCTAAACATCCTTCTTTTATTCTATCAACCCATTTAACTGGTTGAAAAATATGAAGAAACCGTTGATAGACAGAAAGGGAATGTTGCCCAGTATTAATTAAATAACTTCTATAGCCGTAGCACGGAGCGTCTTTGTTGGGTTTTCGTTCATCTTCGTTGTAGGTAAACGTAAACCCAAATTGAGTTAACGCGGCTTCCAGCTTTTCGCAGATTGGTAAATTTCTTCCCGATCCCTGGTAAAATTTAATTTGTGATGTGCTCCGAAATCCGTGCCTATTTTGAACTGAAACTGATCCTTCTCCGTCAAAAATGCCGCCAACCCATCCCGCGAGCCTTATTTCTTCCGGAGATAGTGTGGGAAGCGTTGATGGACATACTCGCGCAAGTGACGTGCCCACTGAGGCTGGCGCATATTCATTTCGTCCTTTTTCCCATCTTGCGCGCCACCATTTATGGTCCGGCGTACAGCGGATAACTTCACCGCTATCAAGCGTCATCTTGACTACGGGTAGGCGATATTTATAAACCGCCTGGACTTTTGATTTCTTTAAGGCGCTACGTCGATCTTCTTCGCGGCTCCAGCCAATTAACTCATCTCCTATTTTTATTTCACTGAGCGGGCGTAAAGATAAATCCGCCATAAGGACCGGCGCATCCCCCGTATTACAGGCCCATGGTCCCATCACCTGCTTGTCTCGCTCCACCACCTCTCTTGGGAACCGAGCCGGAAATAACAATTCGCCTTCCGTCTCCCGGGGATCCTCAAATCCCAGGCTCGTCACACACCGCCGGTCTGGATCAAACTCCATCGGCAGCATAATGTGCTCGTAACCAAGGTTCTTCTCCAAAATAACGCCCGACACATCGTCCGTATGTAAACGCTGCATAATGACGACAATTGCCGATTGTTTTGGATTTGTCAGTCGGGTCGGCACCGCTTCCAGGAACGTCTCAAGTGTGGATTGCCGCTGAATATCCGACATGGCGCTATCAACCGAGTGCGGGTCGTCTATCGTTACCCGATCCGCGCGAACACCCGTCAATGATTGAAACGCAACCGCCTCACGAAATCCTGTCGCTGTATTCTCAAACTTCGTCTTCGCATTCTGATCGCCCGTCAGTTCAACTATGTCTCCCCACCGCGACTTATACCACTCGCTCGTGACCAGGCGGCGCATCTTCGTCGAGTCTCGTATCGCCAAGTTTTGACTATGTGATGTGCATAAATATCTTTTATCCGGAGCCTGCGCCCACTCCCAACTTGGCCAGAACACGTTTACAATCAACGATTTCATCGCACCAGGCGGCACGTTTATCAACAGCCGCGTTATCTCACCCGCCGTTACAGCTTCCAGGTGGTGCGTAATAAAATCAATGTGCCAATTGTGAACGTATGGGTTTGCAGGTTCTATGACTGACCATGCTTGCTTAATAAACTCCGCCAAGGACTCTTCGCAGGCTTCCTTGGAGATGCGAAGATTAAACAATTCTCTAGCTTGCACGCGCTCAACCAACTCATGCCGCGTTAATTTTGCCAGTTCTTCCGGAGATACATCAAGTAGTGACATAGAGCGCCTACGTTTTTACTTCCAACAAGGTCCCATCGTTATACCTTACTTCACATCAAAATGGTAGATAATTGTTTCATGTGAAACAAACTGCCTTCTCAAAACATAGGCCTAGCGCGAGCGCTGCGCTTGTCTGTGTCTGAGGTTGTGGGACATGCCGGTCGGTGTGACCTTGGACATGCCGGTCGGTGTGACCTTGGACATGCCGGTCGGTGTGACCGTATGGGAGACATTTGCGCATTTTTAATGCTGAAATTTCCCATACCCAAGATTACGGATTTCCGACCATGGTGTGAAATGACGTTGGTTGAGGGATACGGGTTCCGCGCTCTTGAAGAACGTGGAATGTGCAGGGTGATGGGACCCGGGAGATGGGACCCAAGTTTACATAAACACGGGTTGGGGGTGGGGGGTCCAAAATTATGGAGCTATGTGTCGCGACAAGGCTATAGCTTAACCCTCCCCCTTTTCTGTGTGCCAGGGTGTGCCGGGGGGTCTTTCGGGTTGTGCTGCGCCGTTCGTTTTTCTACCCGTTTGCCGCGCCGTCGCTATTTCCGAATCGAGTCATTAACTTAATAATAATTAAATAATAAAAAGAGTCAAGCGATATTTAAATATATTTTATTTGCATTATAAATCGAATCGTGCGATTATAATAATGTTAGTAACAAACCAATGAGACAAACAAATGAAACAAGTCTATCACTGGCGAGTATACGCCACGTCACCAACACTAGGCGAAATAATATTCCAGTCTGGGCGCGCTCCGTCACGCGACGAAGCCCTGGAGATTGCGTTGCGATACTACAACCTATATCCCAGCGCAGAATTGAGCTTAACTATCACGAACGAATCTTAAGCGGAGACAAACCAATGCAGGAACAAGTAACAGCATTATCAGATAAAGCTCTTGAAGCATTGCGCGGCGCATTCGTATCGCGCGGCGCGAATCGGGGCCAGCTCTTAGCCAATGCGCCCAAAGATAAAATGGCGCGCATGGCATGGAACGGCGCACAAATGGTGTGCAATCCATACAAGGTTAGTATCTGCGCGCTCATGTTCGCTACCGATGAAGAAAAGGCGATCTTTGATGAAGTCGAAAAATTCATCGAATCATTAGGGACAGCAGCAAAGACTCTTGATCGAGATCGACTCGCCCTGGAACGTCTGGGCGTATGGTGACACTGGGGGCGCAACATGCGCCCCTTTTATATTAATCCTAATAATTTTAGAGCGCCCTAGTGGCGCTCTTTTTTTATCTCAAAATATATCAATTCTAATAATTTTAGCGCGCCCTGGGTGCTCTTTTCGATCTTAAATATATTTTATTGATAGATTCTCGAATCCATGCTAGGCTTTATCGTTGTTTACAATATAACCAAGAGGCGAATCCAATGTTCACATTAGTAAATCTTGAATCAGCGACTCTTCTTTCCGAACGATTCACCCTGGAGGACGGAAGGCGCGCCGCTCGCGCTGCGCGTCTCTTATCACGCAAGACCGGCAAACGATTTCAACCCCGAAAGATCGAATCCGTAGCGGTAGACACGTCTTGGCATGATCGAGAGATACAAAGATTCAACACTGGCGAATATTTGCCATTGTGCGATGAATTGACAGCAGCTTCACAAATATATGAGACGGCGCGCAATATAAAATTATTCGCGCATATTTCAAAAAAGAATCCAGCATTAATTGCTTATACCAAAGACGCAATTAAAGGCGCGCAAGATAAGCAGTCCTTACTATCAATTGAAGCATTTGTTAAAATGGTTTGCTTTAATACGACTGAGGAGCTTCAAGCGTTAATAATAGATTTGCAAACCAGATACGCCAAAGCAAAAACGCCCCAACCCTTCAAGCTGGCAACAACCCCAGACGATATAGAGCGCGTCTATACTAATTATGCGCCCGACTCGCGCGCCGTTTCTGTCTCTTGCATGCGCTACGGCGCGTCAGACTATTCGAGAGTTAATGGCGCGCCTTTTCACCCCGTGCGAGTCTATGGCGCTGGGGATCTTGCTGTCGCCTATTTAACCGATAGTGCAGGAAAAACGACGGCGCGCGCCCTATGCTGGCCCGAACACAAGATATACTCACGCATGTATGCCGACGATGACGCCTTGCACAATGCGCTAAAAGAGGCTGGCTATAGTAAAAGCTCTTATTATGGAACTACTAAGTCATTATGCGGCGCGCGACTCTTATTAGTCGAATCAGATCATGGCGATTATATCGCGCCTTTTTTAGATGAAATCGGCAATGCGTTTATTAGTGATAATAATTTAATAATAGATGCAGATGGCGATTATATTTGCCAAAGCACTAGTGGAACAGCAGAACAAAAGCAGGAAGGCGAGTGCTGCGAGCATTGCGGCGATTCATATGACGCCGATGATATGACCACAGTTTATACGGATTCCCGTCAACATAACAGCGAGACATGGTGTAGACATTGCCGTAGTTCAGACGCATTTTTTTGTGACGGCACGGAAGAATATTTTAGTGATAATGTCGGTTCTGGGGTTGTTGACGATTCTACCTATACTCAAAGATATATTGATAATAACGCACGTTATTGTGAATATTATGAGGAGCACACTTTTGATGATCTTACGACAGTTATTGTGGATACTGACGGCGAGACTCAAGAATGGTCAGATAATGCCGTTTCTGATCATGCCTATAAATATGACGGCGATTACTACAGTAATGACGTTTACAGCGTTAAAGTCATTACTGAGCGTTATGTCTTGCAGCGCGGTAACGTCTCATGGGATCATGTAAAACAACGCTATGTAAGCTCAAACTTTTGGTATGTTGATAAGGTCGAAGAGATTCCCGAATATTTAATAGACGAAGAATCCGTTATTGTTTTTGAACACGGCGGCAAGCGTTATCTCAAAAATTATGTCGATCATTATCCAGTAGCGCGCGAGCGTTACGACGTGGCGGCGACTCCACTATTTGACGCCTTAGTAAATGAAATAGAATCTATTGCTGCTTAACACTACTGCGCCCCTTCCTGGGGCGCTTTTCTCTCTCACATGAAAGACTCGAACAATGTCATTTCTAATAAATTTTAATCGTCGCGCCGCAATCAAAGAATTAATGACCATGCTAACGACTCGCCGTCCTGCGCGCAGCGCGACAGAGGAAAGATTCGTCCAGCATTACATTGACACATTGCCAGGTGTCCAAGCGGACGCTTACGGCAATAGGATCGTGCGCGTCGGCAATGCTAAGACTAGGCCCCCTGTCCTATGGTCGAGTCATACGGACACCGTTCACAGTAAAGACGGGGTGCAGCAAATAATACGTGACGGCGATCTAGTGCGCTTGCATAAAAAAGAATCCGTTTCTTCCTGTCTTGGTGGCGACGATTCTGCTGGCGTCTGGATTATGCGACAGATGATCTTGCGCGGCATCCCAGGAAACTA